ACACGATCCACTACCTGCTCGACAGAGGGTTGGATCCGACGGTGACTACGCCCACTCCAAGCAGCGAGAAGCTGGCCGAAGAGATGTTCCTTGCTCATGTCAAGGACTCCACACCCCCCTCGACGCGGAAATTCTCCAACACACCCCCTGCATCACTGCTTCAAGTGCGTGCACTGCTCGACGAATACGGGCAATCGGTGGTGCAATCGGCGGTGCAGATACGAAATCTGGTCACCAACAAGCTGCTGCAGGAGGCAGAGAACCCCGACGGACGCATCCGCATCCGTGCATTGGAGCTTCTGGGGAAGATTTCTGACGTTGGGCTCTTCACAGAGCGGTCTGAGGTCACGATTACGGCCCGTTCGACCGACGAATTGAAGCAAACACTGCGCGAAAAGCTCGAAAAGCTGCGTGCAAAGCCCGAAATCATCGACGTAGAGCCCGAAATCGTCGAACCGGGTGCAGAAACCCCCCAGAAAGAGGAAGAACCGACCAATCTGGCCCAAGAATTGGGGCTTGACGACGAGATTCCCCCCGTTTGGGAGGACTACTAGTGTTCGAGGAGTTCTCGGAAGAGGACATCAGCCTGCTTGTAGACAACCTCGACCAGTTTGACGAGGAAGAACAGGCCGAAATCGCCGCCGCTGCAGCTACTTTGGCTGAAAGAAAGCATGCTGCGTCATGCCACGGCGACCTGATCGAGTTCTGCAAGCACATGCAGCCAGACTACAAGGTGGGAAAGCACCACCGACTGCTGGCGAACCTGCTGATGGAGCTCGCCGATGGCCTCAAGGACCGGGTGTGCGTGAACATCCCCCCTCGACACGGTAAAAGCCAGCTTGTGTCGATCTATTTCCCTGCATGGTTCCTCGGGAAGTACCCCAACAAGAAGGTGATGATGGTCTCGCACACGACCGATCTGGCTGTGGACTTCGGAAGGAAGGTGCGTAACCTCATCGACACCGACGACTACAGGAAGATCTTCCCCACGGTGACCCTTGCGGCGGATTCCAAGTCTGCAGGACGCTGGAACACGAACGCAGGCGGTGAGTACTACGCGTGCGGTATCGGGTCGTCAATCGCCGGGCGGGGTGCTGATCTGCTGCTGGTCGATGACCCACACTCCGAACAGGACGTGCTGAACGGCAACTTCGAGGTCTTCGACAAGGCGTACGAGTGGTTCACCTACGGTGCCCGCACCCGACTGATGCCCGGCGGGCGTGTAGCTATTGTGCAGACACGTTGGCACCTGAACGACCTGACAGGGCGCGTTGTAAAGGACATGGCACAGAACGACGGTGCCGACGAGTACGACGTGGTGGAGTTCCCCGCGATCCTGACGGTGCCCGACCCGAGTGACCCGGACAAGACCATAGACAAGCCTCTGTGGCCCGAGTTCTTCGACATGAAGGCGCTGCTGAGGACAAAGGCTTCGATGCCTCTGTTCCAGTGGAACGCGCAGTACCAGCAGGAGCCCACTGCCGAGGAAGCGGCCATCATCAAGCGGGAGTGGTGGCAGTTGTGGGAGCCGGAGGATCCGCCCCCGTGCGAGTACCTGATCATGTCGCTGGATGCCGCGGCTGAAGCACACAACCGTGCCGACTACACGGCGATCACCGTGTGGGGTGTGTTCTACAAGGACGAGGACAAGACCGCGGCAAACGTCATCCTGCTCAACAGCGTGAAGCGCCGGGTGGAGTTCACTGAACTGAAGACACTTGCGTTTGACAAGTGGAAGGAGTGGGAGCCTGACGCGTTCATCGTCGAGAAGAAGAGCGCCGGGACACAGTTGTATCAGGAGTTTCGCCGCATGGGTATCCCCGTGCAGGAGTTCACGCCGCACAGGGGGACAGGGGACAAGACAGCCCGGCTGAACGCAGTGGCAGACATCGTGCGTTCGGGGTTGGTGTGGGTGCCCCAGACGCGCTGGGCAGAAGAGTTGGTCGAGGAGATTGCGGGGTTCCCGTTCGCACCTAACGATGACTTGGTTGACTCGACATCTATGGCGCTTGCACGGTTCCGTAACGGTGGGTTCATACGCCTGCCCACGGATGAGCCGGACGAGCAGAGATACTTCAAGGGCCGCAGGAACGCAGGCTACTACTAGGACACGATATGGCTACGAACATGGACAAGGGGTTGTACGCAGCCCCCGAAGGTATCGAGGCAATGGCTCAGGATGAGCCCGCGCTTGAGATCGAGATCGAGAACCCGGACCGGGTAACTATGAGTGACGGCAGTGTGGAGGTCGTCATCGAGCCGGGGTCGGACGAGTTGGGTGGTGACTTTGATGCCAACCTCGCGGAGGATATGGACGAGGGCACGCTGTCAACGCTCGCTAACGACATCAACGAGATGGTCGATGCGGACATCGCCAGCCGCAAGGACTGGGCCGAGGCATACGTTAAAGGGCTTGAGGTGCTGGGTATGCACTACGAGCAGCGGACGGAGCCGTGGGATGGGGCGTGTGGGGTGTTCTCCACACTGCTGGCCGAGGCTGCTGTGCGGTTCCAAGCCGAGATGATCATCGAGACATTCCCCGCGGGGGGCCCGGTCAAGACCCAGATCCTCGGTGCCATTACAAAGGACAAGGAGGAGGCTGCGGGGCGTGTCGCCGACGACATGAACTTCCAGCTTACCGAGCGCATGCCCGAGTTCAGGACGGAGCAGGAGCGCAACTACTTCAACACCGGGCTGGCCGGGGCGGGGTTCAAGAAGGTCTACTACGACCCGAGCCTTGGGCGTCAGGTGTCTATGTTCGTACCTGCCGAAGACATCATCATGCCCTACGGGTCTCCGAATCTGGAGATGGCCGAGCGCGTTGCGCACCTGATGCGCAAGACCAAGAACGAGATTCGCAAGCTGCAGGTTGCAGGGTTCTACCGCGACGTTGACCTCGGGGAGCCGATGTATGTGCCCACCGATGTGGAGAAGAAGAAGGCCGACGAGCAGGGCGTGCGGATCACCACCGAGGATGACCGCTACCAGATCGCCGAGGTGCACATCGACTACGAGTTGCCCGGCGACGAGGACTTGGATGAGGACGGTGAACCCACCGGGATCGCTCGTCCGTACGTCATAACATATGACCGCGGCACGCGACACGTGCTGGCTATCCGCAGAAACTGGGACCCGGACGACGAGAAGTGCCTCAAGCGCCAGCACTTCGTGCAGTACAACTACCTGATCGGGTTCGGGGCATACGGCTGGGGTCTGATCCACCTGATCGGTGGCTACGCCCGTGCGGGCACGTCGATCCTGCGTCAGCTTGTGGACGCTGGGACGCTTTCCAACCTCCCCGGTGGCCTGAAGGCCCGTGGTGCACGTATCAAGGGTGACGACACCCCCATCGCTCCGGGTGAGTTCCGCGACGTGGACGTGCCCAGCGGGTCTATCAAAGACAACATTATGACGCTCCCGTACAAGGAGCCGAGTCAGGTGTTGGCGGGTCTGTTGGACAAGATCATCGACGAGGGCCGCAGGCTGGGTGCTGTCAGCGACATGAACATCTCCGACATGAGCTCGCAAGCTCCGGTCGGTACCACGCTGGCCCTCCTTGAGCGCACGCTGAAGACGATGAGCGCCGTTCAAGCGCGGATGCACTACTCGATGCGTCAGGAGTTCAAGCTCCTGCGCGACATCATCCGTGACTACACCCCGGCTGAGTACTCATACGAGCCGGAGAACGGCAAGAGCCCGCGGGTCAAGAAGGCCGACTATGACATGGTGGAGGTCATCCCCGTGTCCGATCCGAACAGCAGCACGATGGCTCAACGGATCATGCAGTATCAGGCTGTGATGCAGCTTGCTGCGCAGGCCCCGCAGATCTACGACATGCCCCAGCTTCACCGGCAGATGATCGAGGTGCTGGGTGTGAAGAACGCCGACAAGCTGGTGCCTGTCGAGGACGACCTCAAGCCGGTTGATCCTGTCTCGGAGAACATGGCCGCACTGAACGGCAAGCCGATGAAGGCGTTCATCTTCCAAGATCACGATGCGCACATCGCCACGCACATGGCGCTGAAGCAGGATCCGAAGATCATGGCGGTCATCGGCCAGAACCCCAAGGCACAGATGATCATCGCCGCGCTGGATGCGCATATCGCCGAGCACCTCGGGTTCCAGTACCGGCAGGAGATGGAGCAGAGGCTTGGTGTGGCTATGCCCTCGCCGGACAAGGAGATGCCCCCGGAGATGGAGGTCGAGCTCTCTCGCATGGTGGCGCAGGCCGCGCAGCAGCTTCTGCAGATTCACCAAGGGCAGCAGGCGCAGCAGCAAGCCCAGCAGCAGGCTCAAGACCCGCTCATCCAGATGCAGCAGGAGGAACTGCGGATCAAGCAGATGGACGTGCAGCGTCGAGCGGCAAAGGACAAGGTCGATGCAGAGGTGTCGCTTGCCAAGCTCCAGCTTGAGAAGGATCGGATCGGTGTGGACGCCCACATCCGCGCCGCACAGGTAGCAGCACAAAGAACCAAGGGGATGACCCTTGGGTTGCCACAGAAAAAGGGTGAGTGATGGACGACAAGCTGTTGCAGTTGATTGCCAAGAAGATCGAGGAGCGGCGACGCGAGTTGCTTGACCACCTCGGCACAGGGGCTCCGAAAGATTACTCGGAGTATCGCGAGGTTGTGGGGGCAGTCAAGGGACTGTCCTACACGGCTATGTAC